ACAAAGCACTGTTGTGTTTTCATTTCCTATGAAATCGCCAGAATCTGCGGTTTTGAGAGATGATGTAGATGCTATAACACAGCTAGAAACATGGAAGACTTATCAAGAACACTGGTGTGAGCACAAGCCTTCAGTAACCATAACTGTAAAAGAAGATGAGTGGTTTGATGTAGGCGCATGGGTTTTTAATAATTTTAAAGATGTAGCAGGTGTTTCATTTTTGCCACATTCTGACCATACTTACAAACAGGCACCATATCAGGAGATAACTAAAAAAGAATATGATTCTTTAATTAAACAAATGCCAACCAATGTGGATTGGACATTACTTTCTAACTACGAACAAGAGGACAATACAAAAGG